CGGTATAGCTCACCCGCGCCGTAAACTTCATCAGCCCTTTGGTCGATTCGCCCACTATGATCGGATTATGGATCACGCTCTTACCTCCTGTACGGTCACATAAACACTGATTGCCGCCGCAGGCTTGGTCTGACACTGGAATGTCAGCGTATTCTCCGCCTGTCCTGTGCATTGAATACCCGCCGCGTTATATGCAGCCATACTCGCTGCGGCGGGCATTGGAAGAATCAACTGCGCACTTTCATTTGCCGATATGCCGGAAACCGTTACGTTTTGTGTATATGGAGCCGCGCTTCCACTCCAACCTGCTGCCGGAAGGGAAACAAGCGCCGCCTTGGGCTTTCCCGCTTCCACATCAGCCTTTCTCGCCGCGTCGCCGTCATTTACCGGCGCGGGCAGATTGGTCACAGCGTTTCCGCCCATATCGACCGCGCCCGTCAGCGTACCGCCCGCGAGCTTGAGATACCTTGCGTCCGCTTCCTCCTCCGTCATGCCGCCCGAGCCGCCGGAAGAGGATTCTTCGGTAAACTCAATCACATAGGGGCCATCTCCAAGGCTTTCCTCCATGTCAAGCTCACCGCCGCCGGAAACCGTGACCGCATCCGCGCCCAGCGCAGCGGGAAGCTGTTCCGGCTCTACCTTTCCGTCCGCCCCCAGCGTCGCCACGCCGCCCGGCGCTCCCTTCTGGCTGTTCGGGATGAAGTCGCCGCCCACAATCGCCTCCGCGTCCTCCGCAGCCTGTTCCGCGCGCGCCGCCGCTGCCTCCGCCGCTTTCTGGCTTGTTTCTGCGCTGTCCGCATGTTCCATCGCCGCGTCCGCTTTCTGTCCGGCGGTCGTGGCCGAAGCGGCGGACTGCTGCGCGTAGTGCTTCGCGTTGTTCACGTCCTCGCCCTCGCGCGTCCCTGTCCCGCCTACCGCCCAGCTTTCGGAAAGCGTCGCATTCGCTCCAGCCCCGCTTGCGCTCGAGGCTGCTGCTGATGCGGACTGCTGCGCCTGATCCCGATAGGCTCCCGCGTTCGTCTCGCTCGCCGCGGCATTTGCGGCCGCTTTCTCCGCAGCCGTTTTATAGCTTTCCAGCGTTGCCATAACCGTGCTTTCCAGCATTTCCAGCGTCACGCTTCCGGCCTTAATCGCCGCCGTCACCGTATCGCCGGAAACCGAAAAATCAATCGTCGGGGAATCCGTAAACTCCGTCGGCGTGAGAAACGCCGATAGGTCCGCGCGCTGCTCCGTCCCGTCGTCCAGCACCAGCACAAACTCCTGCCCATCCAGATAGCAGGATACCGGTATCTTTTCGAGCATGGTGTCAATGGTCGTCGTCGTTCCGTCGTCCGTCTTTATTGTGAATACGCCGGTTCCCGCGTCAAGCGTGATCGTCTTTACCAGCTTGTCCGTCGTGGTCTTGTCCGCTTTCAGGTCCAGCTTGCCGTCTATTTCCTCTGTCGTATCGCACAGGTCGATCAGGGCTTTCAGCGAGGCAAGCATCGCCTGCACGCTCACGCCCGTTACCCCTGTTATGGCCTCCACGCCGACGTTTCCCGCGCCGCCCGTGCCTGTCAGGTCGTCGATCACGCCGTTGAGCGCGGGCTTTATCTGGTTCGTGTTGGAATCAAACGCGGCCTTGAGCGCGGAGGCGGTCATCTGCGGCCGGTCGTCCAGGCTGGATACCGGCTGCGTCCAATCCGTCAGTTTTCGTTCTGTCAGTCCCATGCTTCACCTCACCGAAGTTCCGATTGTGTATCGCTTGATCAGGCCGAATACGCCGAACGCCTCATCCAGCCCCTCGTTGCGCACGATCAATTGCAGCGTCTTGTACTTTTTCACCTTGGAGTTAAACGGCACCACCTGCGGGGAATCGTTCGTCAGGAAGGAAAAACGGCTGAAATCAATGTCCCAGAAGTCGAAAATATCCATCAGGCTTTCCCGTATCTTCCGTCCGAAATCCCTGTCCGTGCGGGCGTACACGATCACGCTCGACCGCGTATAGGGCTTGAGCATCACGCCGGAGCCGCGCTTGACCATGGTCTTGTAGGTCATGAAATCCCCGTCGTCGTCGGCCTTGGTGTGCCATTCCGCAACGATCGCCCGTCCTCCCACGATGCGCCCGTCCTCGTCCTTCGTCCCGCCGTCCGAATATGCCTGCATCCCGTCAATATCCGTGTTGAGCCTGCATATCTTTCCGTCCGCAGTTCCGAAATACAGCGCCCCGTGGTATTCCAGAAAGGCCACCGCCGGAAGGTTGTCCCAGTAGTAGCACTCATACACATAATCGCCGTAGGACTGCGGCTTATAGGAAAGGTTCTGGTTTCCGTCCAGTATGTAGCACTTCCCGTTCACGCAAAGCACATAGTACCCGTTCCACGCCACCGAAACGGCGTTTTCCAGATTTGCCTCCTTGGTCAGCTGCGCGTCCACATAGAACGATCGGTTGCGCACCGCCTGCATCGCGGTCAGGTTGTTCGTTGTCAGGGAAAACACGCCCGACCTCGACAGGAACAGCGGGTCGTCCAGCAGGTAGGCAAAGCCCTGCTTTGCCACCGCCCCCGCGCCGGTCGCGCCCCGCCGCACCGGAAACTGCACGCTCTTGTCTGTGATCGTGTAGCCGCGGAAGTATATCGTTGTGTCGGAGCGGTTGTCCGCCTTAAAAACCGCCTGGGAATCGGATATGCTGCAATACCCCATGATCGGCGCGCCGTCCGCGCCTATGGTCGCGTAGGAGAGGTCGGAAAAGTACGTCGGGTCGTTCGATTCACAGTGCCAGTCCGTGTCCGGCTGGTCTGGGTTTCCGGCAAGGAACACCCTGTCCTGCGACTTGCCGCCGTAAATCGCGGCGATCGTGCATTTTGTGATCTTGTCCACGTACCCGTCCACCGCCTTGGAGAACGTGATGGTCACGTTGTCCGCCCCCGTCACGGCCGGCCTGGGCGGCGCTTCGGTAAAGGTCACCTGCCCCTTTGCCTTGTCCAGGCTGTATTTGGAGGATGCCCAAACCTCGTCGTTCACCTTGACCTCTGTGATGCTGTCAATATCGGTCGTGTCGAGTTGGTAGGTCTTTGTGCTCCCGTCGCCGGAAAACTCGTTTTTCCGCTTGGGCGAAAGCAGGTTCACGTCCTCGAACGCGGTCCCGCCGCCGGTGGGCTTGTTGGCGATCGTCGTTGTCGGCACATATGCCTCGTCCGTGACGTTTTTCACGGTTTTCCCATCAAAAACAAGGTACTCCGCGCCCGTCAGGACATATATTTTGTTGTTCATCGAAAACGCCGTCCCCCTGGCGTTTTTCAGTCCGGTTTTCAATTGCGTGATCGAGTTGTCCGTCCACTGGTACAGCTTTGTACCGCCGTGTACGAGGAAATATTCCTTCCCCTTGATCGTCCCCCTGTACAGGCCGTTTACCGGCGCTTCGCATTCCTGCAGCCTGCGCCAGCCCTTGCGCTTTTCTGGGAAGCCGCCGCTGTCGGAGATCAGGTTTACCGTGCCGGCCGCGCCGCGCTTGTCGTCGATCTGCGTCGGGTTGGAGGAAAAGTCCACGCCCTTGAAACGCGAATACTCGGTCTTGTATTTCTTCGGGGAATCCGGTATGGAATACGCCGCCATTTACACCCACCCCAAAACCGACGTAAAGCCGCCGCCGGAGGCCGTCTGGCTGCTCCGCGCGTTCAGCATCGCCTTTACGTTCTCGTACTCGTTCAAATACTGCACCGCCATGGATATGTCGTCTTCCTTGAAAATCTGGCTTGCGATATACAGCGGCACCGCCCGCTGCGCCTCCTCGGAGAGCGAGAACGTCGTCTCGCCCGGCGTATCCTCGTCAATGTCCTCCGGCAGCGCCTCGTACCAGATCACCAGCGTTCCGGTGTAGCTCCCCGGCACATACAGCAGGTCGTCCCCGTCGAACTGGTAGTCGTTGATGCGCCGGAATGTGTTGCTTTTCCCCATCACCGTCAGCCGGTCGGGGCACAGGCGCATAAAATCCGGAGCCAGCTCCCGCACGCGGAACAGCCGGTATCCGTCCGCCCGCTCGGGAAGCTCCTGCTCCACGCTGCGGTAGATCGGCATGACCTCGGCCAGATCGATCATCGCAAAGCGCGCCGCCTTTGGCATGGCCTTTACATAGTCGGCCACGTCCGCGGAATCGAGCGCCACCTCAACGCCGTAATTCGTGCGGGAAAACACCTTGTCCAGCGCCGCCTTTTGTATTTCTTCCCATGTCATGCGCATCCCTCCTTAGAAGAAAAGGGCGGGAAGCCCCGCCCCCTCCCTGTCAAAGCTCGGTTCCGCTGGACAGCGAATCGCCCACCAGCGCGATCGAGCGCCAGTTGTTGAAGCCCGCGCCGAAGCGCGCGCGGCCCGACCATGTGTTCGCGTCCGTGTTCTCGTCGATCGCGCTCTTGACCGTCAGCTTCACGCGGTCCAGCCACGGCAGACACATGTAATCCTGATTGAACTTGCTGTCCATCAGCAGGAAATACTCCTTGCCGCTTACCGTCTTGGGCAGATAGTTCCAAACCAGCACGTTCCACAGCCCCACCTGGAAATTGAACGCATTGTTCGAGGTGTTGGGGTCCAGGTCGGAGCCTACCGCCTCGAAGATTTTCCGCTTGAGCGCGCCGCTGTTCGGGATGATGATGGTGTCCGGCGCAACGGTCAGCAGGTTTCCGTTGTCGTCGCGGAAGTCCTGCATCCTCTCCTGCGCGCTGTCCAGCACCTCGGTAAACTTGTCCGACGCCGCCGTATACTTGAACAGGTTGGACTGCGCGCCCTTCGCGCCCTGCGTTTTGGAGGGATGGTCGGTTGCAAACAGCGCCTTGCCGTCCGCGGAGGTGGTGTCGTATTTCCTGCCGCCGATGGTCACGGCCGTCCCCATGCCGCCGATCAGCATGTCGGCCGCGAACTTCTCGCGCGTGCGGTTGTAGCTCGTGCCGAAGATGTTCGCGCGGGACTTGATCTTGCCGAGCTTCGCGTCCTCGATCATCTCCTGCGTCACCTCAAAGCGGCTTTTCCAGGTCGTCGGCTCGATCACCTTGGAATAGCCCTCCTGGATCGAGGTGATGGGGTACGCGCCGTTCTCGCCCACATCCTCAAAGTCGCCCATCGAGGTTTCGGAGGTGTACTTCTCCGCGTAGTTGGTCGTGGTGTCCATGTAGAAGATCTTGTCGATCATGGACTGCTTCTCGAACGCCTCCACATTATGCTCGATCATCGCCTTGATCGGCGCCTGGGACTTGCCGAATACCGAATCATTCAGGCCGGTCCCCTCTGCAAAAATAATGCCTGCCATTGTTTCTATCACTCCTTTTCTCAGCCTGCCGCCGCGGGCGGCTCCACAAATACGCCGCGCACGGTCGATGCCGTCGCCGCGCCGTCGGTCTCCAGAATCTTAAATACACCGCTCGTGGTCGTCGCGGTCACGGTCTGTGCGTCCGCGGCGAGCGTCACCGCCGAGCCGATCACCGTCTCGGCCACCGTCGCGGTCGAGGTCGTCTCGAAAACCGTGTTTTCCGTCACCCCGATCGCCGGGCAGGTCCCGTCCGCACGCGGCGGCCCCATCACAATATGGGTCGGCTTTACGCTCGCCCCGCACTTTGCCAATACGCCGGCGGTCAGCACCGCCGCCGTACCCAGCCCGAGCGCGCCTTCTCCGGTCGGGCAGGCCGGATATACGAACGGCTCCACGTCCGTCACGCGCCGATATGCTACTTTGAACATGCAAATTCTCCTTTACTTGTGTTTTTTGTAGTCCTCAATGATCTGCTGCTTTGTCCAGTTCGGGAAAAACCTGCGGTAGCTTTCCATCGTTTCCTCCGGCACCACAATGTCCTCCCCGCTTCCCGCGCCCTTTGTGGCGTTCAGGTGGTTTTTCCCGTTCACCGCGTTGAGCGCCTGCTGCTTTGCGGCCGCCGCCTTTTTGCCGGTCAGCTGGTCGTAGTTGGCCAGCTTGAACGCATCGATCAGGGAATACCCCTGCCGTACCCTTGCGTCAAAGTCCGCAAAGTTCGGGTGCTTCACCAGCGTCGCCATGTCCGTCACGGACGGGTCGAGCTTTGCGATCTCCGCAAGTTGCGCCTCCAGCGCGCGCTGCCCCTCCTGCTGCTGCATCCGCGCGGTCATCTGCCGCGCCTGCTGCACCGCCGGATTGTTCTCGATCATGCGGTTGAGCAGGTTTGCGTCCAGCCCCGCCTGCTGCAGCTGCTGGTCGCGCTGCTCCGCCTCGAACCGCTGCAAGTAGTCGTTGTACTCCGCCTCGGTCGAGAACGGCCGGTTCGTGTAGGGGTTGATCTGGCCGGAAAGCATGCGCTGTACGAGCGCGTCCTTTTCGGCCTGCATGCGCTGTGCGGCCTGCGCTTCCGCCCTGCGGCGCGCGGCGGCAAACGCCGCGTTCTCTTCGGGTGTCTGTCCGGCCGGCGCAGGTTCGGCGTTCGGAATTTCCTCCGTCCCCTGCCCGTTTTCGCCTTGTCCGGCCGTATCGGGCGCAGGTTCGGCGCGTTCCTGCTCGTTTTCGCCTGCCGGAGTGGTATCCACTGCTTCGGTTCCCGTCAAAATTTCTTCCATAACTGATTCCTTTCCGGATTTTTACGCTGTTCCCTGCGAATTTTGGGCATAACAAAGCCACCCTTTCGGGTGGCCGTGTTTATTTGCCCTTGCTTGCTCTCAGGTCGCCGCCGGTCTTGACGGTCGGCTTCTTGCCGCCTTTCTCCTGCGCGTACGGCGCTTTGACGTACATGCTGCCAGTGTTCTTAATCTTGCCGGCATATCCCTTTGCGTTCTTCATTTACCCCACCTCCTTTACGATGGTCTTATATTTCGGACACTGCGGGTTCTTGCATACGAGTACGAGCTTCCCGTCCACAGTTTCCGCGCGGGTATCGATCTTACATACTGGGCAAACCATTCGCCACCCCTCCCATCGTCTGATTTTGAAGCTGCTGCATCGCCATCTGCTGCATCTGTATCTGCTGCTGTTCCTGCAAGCGCCCCTGTACCTGCTGCTTGGCCTCGGTCGCCAGCGGGTAGTGCAGGTTCTCCATAATGGTCCAGAACAGAAGCAGCGTCTGGTATTCCGCAGGGTTCCCGAACGCGCCCTTTTCGAGGTTCATCCGCGCCTCCTGCCACAGCGCCTCGCGGTTGCCCGCCAGCGGCGCGGTCTGGTCCACGCTGAACAGGAACTCGTCGTTCCAGTACGGCTCCCCTGCGTCGTCGAACGCGAGAAAGTCCATCTTGTCGAAGGTGCTGTACGCCGTGCTCCCGTCCGACTGCTGCCGCACGATCGGCCGCGGCTCGTCCGAATACGCCAGCAGGAATTTGAACATCACCTCGAACAGGTCCGCATATGCCGCGTTCTTCATCACCTTGCGGCTTTCGAGGCGGCCCGCGGTTTGCGCGGCGGCGAACTCCTTTGCCGTGCCGCTCGTCGCGGTCGCGTCCCTGCGCCCCTGGAATGAATCGGTTATGCCGATCAGGTTGCGCATCGCCTGATAGGTCGCCTCCTCGTAGGCCATGTCCTTGGAAATATCCGGCTGCACCGTCAGCACGTCGATCATGTTTTTCTGCGCAGGGTCTTTCAGCTCGATCACCTTGAGCTGTTCGTCCGTCCGCCTGATCTGCAGCCCCTTCGGCAGCGTCACATAGGAGCCGCCGCCGAGCAGCTTCTGCTCGATCGAGCTGTCCAGCTTGTTCAGCAGCATCTGCTGGTCGCGTATCATGTCCACGTCGGACGACCCCAAAAGCTGCCCGAAAACGCTCACGTTGCGCCGCAGCACGACCGGATACACGTCGGGCTTGTAGTAGGGTATCATCTCGTTCTCTTCCCGCACCGTCTCGTGCGGCACGCCGTACTCGTCCACGCGCACGTCCACGACCGTCTTTGCCACCGGTATCCCGTTCCCGTCCGTGCGCGGGAACGCCCGTTCGACGCTCTCCTCCCCCTTTGTACCCTTGCAGTAGGCGCAGGTGTCGCCCTGCATGACCTCGCCGCACTTGGCGCACCGCCTGACCCTGCGCGCCTGATAGTCGTCCATGTATTCCAGCAGAATATCGTTGCACCACGCCACACGGCCGACGCCGCCCTCTCGGTTCCTGAAATACCCGATGTTCTCTGTCACCAGATCGTCCACGGCCGGCTCCTCAAAGCCGCGCGCGTCCGGCTCCTCCTCGCTTTCCGCGCTCACATCCCTGCCGTATTTGGCCTTGATGTAGTCCTTGGTCTGCGCAAGCTGGATGAAAAAATAGTCCATCTCGGGGATGCTGTATACGCCCGGCTGCGGGATGAACTGCTTGGGATGCAGCAGGGTAACGGAAAGCGCGCCCCGCGTCGTGTGCGTGCGCGCCTCGTTGTCCCATTCCACCAGGAACAGGTCGCCGCCGTGCGTCGGGGTCGTGCGCTCGTCCTGGTCGTTGAGCCGCTCGAACGGCAGGCGGTCCAGCTCGTTCCGGAGGTAGTCCTCGATGGTCTTGGCAAGCCCCTCGTCCTCCCTGTTCCGCGCCGTCACCTTGGGCGTGGGGATGTCGCTGGACACCTCGGCCTCGATGATCTCAGCCACCACGTTGCGCGCGATGTTCGCGTCCTGCGGCTTGCCCTCCGCCTTGCTCCCGCGCGGCCGGTCAATCTGGTGCGTGCCGCGGTAGAGCGCCTCCCGCTCGTCCATCCGGCCCAGCTCGGCCGCGTACTGCCGCCGCGCCTTTTGCAGCCGCTCCTGCCATTTCTGTAATATCGCTTCGTCCTTCTTCAAAACGGATCGCCCCATTTCTGTATCAGATACGCCTGTCCATCCTCGTCGGCGTTCCAGTAGTCCTCGTACATGTCCTCCGTCCACTCTGCCCGCACGCCCCTTGGCTTGTCCGCAGCAGTGCTTTGCTGTGTCCGCGCGTAATACGCAATCGCCAGCGCCATCACGCAGTCGTCGTGCGCGCCCTCCTCGGCCTCCGCGCGCCCTTTTTCGTTTCGCACAAAGGTCAGCATCTCGCCCAGCGTGTCCGCGTCGTGCAGCAGCTCCACGCTCTCGCGCACGATCTCCACCAGCCCCGCGATGATCACCGGCCGCGTGACGCTGGTGGTCTTGAACCCGTAGCGCTCCATCGGCCGGCGGGTGTAGCTGTCCTCCGCCGTGCGCACATACTGCCGTGGATACCGCAGCCTTTGCAGCTCCTTGATCGGATAGCTGCTGAAATTCGCCTCCACCGCCACCAGCGCGTCGTTGTAGTACCTGCCGAGACAGTATAGCTGCTTCGCGTACAGGTCCTCGTCGAACTGCTGCCGCAGCGTGCAGACCTGCCGCCCCGTGGTGTTGTCCAGCACCTGGCCGGCGAACCAGTCCGAGCCCTCGCCCGCGGTGTCCCCGCCGATCACATACGGCACGCCCGCGCGCCTGTCCTCGTAGATGGAGATATACCCGTCCTCCGCCTCGACCCAGCGTATCGTGCCGTCCTGTATGCGCACCTCGTTGTATACTGGGTCGTAAAACGTATCATAGGCAAAATACCCGCGCTTCTCCGCCGGCCGCAGCTCTCTCAAACGCCGGTTGACCGCCCGCGCGTCGAATATCGTCCGCCCGATCACGCCCCACTGCCCCAGACAGTATACCTCGTAGTAGTAGGGGTCGGTCGTTTTGTAGCCCTCCAGCGTCCGCTTGTAGTCCTCGTCCAGAAAAGCGTTGTCCCTGTAGGTCGTCTTGAGCGTCACCGCCCGCCCGTCCTTCCGGTCAAAGAACCGCCGCTTGAGCCAGTGCAGGATGTTGACGGGGTTAAAGGAAAGCGTGATCTGCCCATGTATCCCCCTGCCGCGTAAGCGTATATCGAGCTGGTTGAAGTCCGCCTCCTCGATCTCGCTTGCCTCCTCGATCCATATATCGGTCAGCTCGCCCTTGGCGAACGTCACGGACTTGATCTTCTCGGGGTCGTCCAGCCCTTTGAAAATGCACTCGTTCCCCGTCGCCCTGCACACGATCCGCAGGTCGGTCACATCGAACAGCCCATACAGCCCCCAGCGTGTAATCACCTGCCGCAGCAGCGCGTAAGTTGAGGTGCGGTTGGTGTCGCCCACCTTGCGCACCACAAGGATATTGCACAGCGGCTTGCTCATCATGCGCACGATCAGCCGCTGTGCCGCGAACACGCTCTTGCCCGACCCCGCGCCGCCGTACAGCACGATATAGCGGTGCTGCTCGTCGTCCAGCAGCGGAAGATACACCGTGTTGAACGCCCGCTTTGGTATATTCACCTGCAAGCGTACCACCTCCCAATGGAATAAAACCCGTGTTTTGCAGTATCCGCGCGCCTGACCGCCGCGCCCTTCGGTATTTCCCCACGAAAAGCCCATACCCCGCGCACGTCTCGGCAACATTTCTGCAAGTGCGCTCTAGCCCGCATGCAAAACCACTGCCTCTCTCATTCGTCCGTGATCTGCACATTGATCACCGCATCGTGCCTGATCTCCTGCTTTTCGGTATAGCCGAACCCGTTTTGCAGCACAAACTGCGCGCCGCGCGTTTTGTCGCGGTCATAGAGCGCCTGTATGTTTGCCTCCTCGATGCGCGACCGCGCGCGCGTGATAATGTCCACACAATCTATCAGCGGCGTCTTATCCGCCGCCGACCCGTCGATGTACCGCTGCAGCGCCGTGCGGCTGTTGAAACCCAGATGCAGCGCCAGCCCGCCCACACTGGGCATCCTGCCAGCCGCCTCGGTCTCCGCAAAATATTCCTCTACCTTTTCCCGCATCTCGTCCGCCCCGTACCGGTTGGACTGCCCGCGCCTTTTCGCCATAACACCACCCCCCAATCTGCGCAAAACAAAACCGCCACCCGTCAGGATAGCGGCTTTCTATTGTCTTGTCTTTTTCCTTCGTATAAATCAAAAAACCATCCATTTAATGCTATAGAAACACGATCAATATTTCGTTCTATGCAGCGTATTCCGTTTGTTTCATATCGTGTGAAACAAATCTTTTCCAGACTCCTTGCAAATTGCCTTGATCCTGTTCCAACCCTTTTTAGCTCCCTGTGATAATACTGACACACTTCTAATATCTTATGTACTGGAAAATATATTTCTTCATATATTCTTTTTCTCTGTTTTTCTGCGAAAAAGAAAAATTCTATATCAGCATAAGCGCATCCAAGCTCCCATTCGTCATGTAATGCTACAATCTGGATAGTATCATATATTTCACTGTACGATAATTCATGTAGATTATTCGGTATAGATTGAATTACTATAATAGCATTTCTGGTTTCATGTATAAAATTTTCCAAAGTATTTTTCTTATGAATTTTATATGAAGATATGGAAATAAGGAGTGCGAAACAACTACCACCCAAAACGCTAAGAGACAGATTGACAAAGAATGACCCCCATAGAAAATCCACATATAATATATTTAATAATATAGCACTACATACTGATATCACTGTAGCAAAAGCTGAAATCCAAATCGCACATTTTTGTTCTTTCATCTCTGTTTCCTTTCTATGGTGTAACTATAAATATAATACCATATGCTATAACACTCATGCCACAATTTTATGATAAATAAGCGCATCAAGCGCATCCACAATACACCCAACAAACTAAGTTACCAGAGATATCGCAGCCCTGCCCTGCTTCGGCGTTTACGCTAAATTTCGCCCTGCGTGCTGTGCAGGTGCAGGCAGTTCAAGCCAGACTTTTATATCCCGCTGCTGGCACGCGGTATCGAGCGTTCCGCAGCTCGATATGATTTGCCCCGCCGCCCTCATGCAGGCTTAGGGACGTATCCCCGCGTCCCCTACGTCAGTACCCCGCATGGAACGCAGAGCTTCGGGGATCGCAGGGCGGTGCTTGTAATTCTGTCTTGTGCGGGCACAAGGCGTATAAGTCAGCACCGGATTGCTTGTTCTGCCCGAATGACCCGTCGGGCGCGGGAAAAACTATGGCTCCCCCTCTGCCTCATGCAGCTTTGGGGGCATATCCCGCCCAGCACCGGCCGGACGAGAAAGTAGAAAGGAGGAAAACATGAATTTCAGGCTTTTGAGTTTCAGCCCTTCGGGGCTTTGCTCAATATCATTGTACTACATTTATTTCGTCTTTTTCGTCAACTTCACTTTTCCGTAAAAATGCGTTATGTTTGCGCCTCGGATATTGCTCGTCCGTTTCACCCATACTAAACGCCACCTGTTGCCAAGACAGCCCATTCACATACCGCAAAGATAGAATCATCCGCATCTGCGCATCATCTACGCTTGCTATGTATCGATTCAGCCGGTTATATTCTATTACCGACTGACGCACCTTGAGATTAATCAAGTCCCTCTGTTCGGCGATCAGGATACCCAAGTCACCGATTTTATCATGTACGCCCGACACATGCGGCAGTCCGGTGATCTTTGCCGTACAGTCTGCCGCTGCCGCCTCAAGCTCTGACAGCTTCCGTTTATCTTCCTCTATTTCCCTGTTCAGCCAATACAGTTGCGACAGTTCCTTTTTGGTCAATCTCTTCTCCCCTCCACTCGTCATATTTTCTTCTGCGCGCGAGCATTTCAAGCATTTCAGGTGAGTAGTCAGTCACTTTGTTCTTGTTCCCACGCTTTCTTTGCTTCCTCCTGCGGCCGCACACCTGCAATTTCAATGCGCACAATCCGTTTGCTCATATCCGCGCTATCTCCGTCTACATAAAGCAGATTTCCGTCTGGGTCGGCTAAGGTTGCAGTAAAATAACCGTCCTCAACATCATGGAAACGAAAATCACAGTCGTTTTCTACATATTGTTCAATTTCTTCCTGCATATCTTCTTCGAGAAAATCATCATTCAGAAAATCCGAACCACGACAATTGCCACCGACTTCAAATGCAATGTGTCCCGTATATTCCCCATCCATAAACGTCACACGCACTGTATGGATGTTTCTCCCCTGCACTGGATTATAATTTTTAAGATTATTCATGCTGTCCGCCCTCCCCGTCGTGGATGAAGCCGATGATTTCACAGTAATGCGCACTTTCTACACTTTTTCTGTGCCAACTATATTTCATTTGAAACACCGCCTGTTCTTCACTCCACCCTACTGTATAAATCATATTCTCGTGTGGGTCATACAGCTTGTCCCCCTCAAAAATCTTCACGCCGTTCCTGTCGGTTAGTCCGGTATACTGACAAACTGTGGAGGGGGCAACCTCAAGGCAATTTACAGTAGAAAAAAGAGACGCGCCCTTCTTGTAAAGCGCAGCACTCTTAGATGGTAAAATCGCTCGCCCTCCATCTGCAAACGAAATCAAGCTCCCTTCCACCCATTCTCTATTATCCAGCCGCCTTGCTTTGAAAAGGATCTCTCTCATTGTTTGTCCTCCATATCCAAAAACTTCTGGCACATCGCCGCGACCTGTATCGCCTCGCAGGCGGCGTTTATAGCATATTGCCATAGCCATTTTATCTCGTCTTTTGCTGCCTGGTCATTGTCTTTAATGAATACCCACGCCTCAGTAAGTGTCGACGCAGCCATCTCCGCCTCTGTTTCTAATTCTTCTACTTCTTCTTTGAGTACCGCCCAGCCCTCATGCGCCGAGTGGAACGGCGGAAACTTCTCGTTCGCCGCCGCCAGCTCGACCTTGACCAGCTCGCGCACCTGGTTTTCTACTGCGTTCATTCTGCACCTGCCTTTTTCGCTTCTTCTAATTCATCAAATAATTCGAAGAGGTCGTACATCGCAACGCTGGTCGGTGAGCCTTGCGCGCGCAGCGCTTTCAAATCTTCTCGTAAAAATTCAATATCAGCTTCTATTTCTTTTATAGCTCTCATTCCGTACCTCCGATGATCTCGTCCAGCTTGACAGATTCGCCGGGGCGGAGAGATGGAAACAAAGCAGTATCAAGCGTTGCAATAACAAATTTGGTGTTCAATACCTTAATTTGCGGGTCACATTCATTGAGGTTGTCTGCCTCTGGGTACAGTACCTTGATCGCTTTCGCCCTCTCCACCTCCTGCTCCGTCCAGCGGGGCTTGTGGATGATGCGGTCGGGGTTGTTAATGATGTAGCACAGTTCTCCGCCAGTGACCGAACCACCTTTAGCATTTATTATTTCTCCGTCTGTACCGACAAAATAAACCTTGCATTCGTCAAATGGAAAATCGTTGAACTTGAAATTTTCATTGACTTCAACCCCCAGCACATCGCAAATTCTCGGCTTGTCCATGTTGGTTTCCTCCTTTTTAACCTGGTCGATTTCGACAACTTTATCATCCTCCACGACCTCATAGCCCATCAGGCGGGCGGCTTCGTAAGGGTTGGCTCTTACGTATTCATGACACGGCTTCTTCGTCCCTGCGTATTGCTGCACGAGTTCCCGAAGCTCGCAATAGTCGCAATCTTTTTTGCTATCGCAAAACTGCTCTAATGCCTCATCAATGGTAAGTACGACTTCCCCCGTCTTACTCCGAAACTTCATGGTCGGCCTCCTCAAATTTTACTGTACCGCATTTAGGGCAGATATACAGATTTTTGTGCGCCTCTACTGTGTATAAATTGCTCATCATGTCAAACAGGACGAAGTTTTTATATTGTTCAAATGGCTTGTCTTGCTCGTATCCACAGATGCACTTCATTTCAACATCCTCCATTCATCCGCACATCGCGTGGCCGACACCAAGAACAACCACGGAT